CCTTTTTCTTACTAAAAGCCATATCCCACCTATCGCTATAAGTCTTTTTATCAACACTAAAGGGCCTAGGCATATCTCCTTTTCCCGACATAATTATTTCTCCTTAATCCCATTCAAAGGATTTTTTATTTTCATCTAATATTTCTAATACCGCACCTTTTCTAAACAAAGTCTTGATGCTGGTATCACATTTAAAATTACTTTTTACAACTGCACCTTTAACAACTTTCATCGGATCAAAGTCTTGGCCTTGCTCGTAACAAACTTTCTCAGCTTCATCTTTACCAGCATTAAATACAACCAAGGCCATTCTACTCCCATCGATTATGCTTGAAGCACCCCTGATATTTTGCCTCATTTTTGTTAAGGATTGATCCTCGCCTTCATTAAGAGCAGATTTGCTCATATGGTGCATTGAAATACAGGTAACTCCTAACTGTGCAGACAAACCAGCAGTAAATGTTGACCATAATTGACCAGCTTCATTTGAACTACTGATTGGCATAGATGATCCAATAAAAGCTTGTATTGGATCTAAAATTATTAGTTTTAAATTCTTAAATGATTTTAACTCTTCAACTAATTCTTTAGCTTTCTGGGTAATCTCATCTTCTTTTAAAAGTATTAATGGTTTACCGCCATCGGCAACTGTATAAATAAAAACATCATAAGGAGAATTAAATCTTGCTCCGTGTGAATCTATCTCGTTTATCCTTCGCCAAACTTCAGCTTGATTATCTTCAGCACTAATTATTAATGCATCTCCTTTTGCTACAACTTGTTTTCCTAGCCACTCGCCACCATTTGCAACTTTCATAGCTAAATCAATACCTAAAAATGATTTCCCAATACCCCCTACTCCAGCTAATACACAATTAATACTTAAAGGCAGTAAATCATCAACCAGCCATTCTATTTTCGGTGGTGTACCTACTAAGTTTCTAATTGCATAATTGCGAATACCAAAACTAAGCTCTGTTAACTCTGTTTTTACTTGCTCTAATCCCTCTTCTAAATGAACATCATTGTAATCATTTAATGAGGGTAGTCTAACTACACAATTATCAAGGCTTGATGCTACTTCATCAGCATTTTTTTTACCAACTTTTGATTCATCATTATCTAAAGCTAGTACAAATTTTGCATTGGTCACAGAACGCAATCTAAGACATGCTGTTAAACAGAAATTTGCTGAAAATACCACGGCAACAGGTGTTCCTGTAGCTTCGTATATAGAGCTTCCTGTAGCGTATCCCTCGCATATTATTATCTCTGGTAAATGTGGAAGTTCGTATGCATCACAACCTATTAAAAAAATATTTCCTTTGATCTCTCCACCACCAACAAACTTTTTACTTCCGTCTGGAAAGATATATTGTAGTGACTTTATATCTTTTGCTAATGTTCCATTATCATTTTTAGTGATAGAATACACAGGAACTAGCAAGTTACTATTTGTAGTTTTTAACCCGTAATTATTAACCTTTTTATCTTTAAGATACTTATGCTCCGTGACCTCATCAGCCAAATTAAATTTTTCTTTGCTGTATTCAGCAACCTCTTTATGCTTTTGTTTTTTAGCTTCCTCTCGCCTTTTCTGTGCCTCTTCCAACTTGGCTTGTAAGTCTCGCTTTTCTTGGACAGACATTTCATTAGGATTAAAAGAAGTAAACTTCCATTCTTGGCTAGTTCGCCAATTACCATAAACACATACAAAGTTATTATCTAACTGATTGTAAACATAATAACCCGATCTCTCGCCAGACTTATCTGGTCTTGTATTAACTGTTGCCATAACAGGAACTCTAACCAAGACTCCTGTTGTATCTATAAAATCTACAAGCAAACCATTAGCTTTCATCTCGCTAATTAAATCTGTGATACTTTTAGATGTTCCAGAAAAAGCAAAGTTTTTATCTACGACAATACCCTCGTTGCCATAATACTTAGTCAGATCAACCATCGACCTGTGCCTTAGAATGATTCAAATAACTTGTAATGAGACTTCTAACAAAGCTCACTCTATCGTCTTTAGTCCATTCGTGTAAAACGTATGATTTATTTTTTTTGGATAATTCTAAATACCTATCTTTAGAATCTTTTAGTGCAACCGATAACAATTCCTCATTAATTTGTGCGAAATTGGTAATACCCTCCATTTTTCTACCCTCCTTGATTTTTTGTAGATGATCCATTGAACAAGCACCCTTGATAACCCCGTTGCTAATATGCAATAGCGGAGAAGCCAAGCCATGACAGTAGTAGCATAAGCTTGGTCTCCGATATTTAAGATCATCATAATTAAAAAGGAATGTCGTCATCTGTTAAGACATCTTTAGGATCAACATGATCTGCTGAAGTTTCTACAGCTTTAAAAGAAAATGGTTTTATAATATTTTTCTCTTTGCCATTGTAAGTCTCAACATCTACATCAGCTTTAAAGGTAGAGTTTAATAAAGCTTCTGTATTTTTAATTGAATTAATGCCAACTGCATTACCCATATTGCTAATAACCATATTGCTAAACTTCATAGCTGCCTCTGTATGAAAACTTAAAGACATCCAAATATATTTATTAGTTACACTCTCTGCAAATTGAAGTGTTACACCAAAAGAGTTTGGCTTTTCAAATTGCTGTTCGCTTATAAATTTAATTTCATAAGTACCCGGCTTTAAAAGAGAAAAGTCACCACCCTTATTATCTGGTAATCCAGCTTCAATAGGTTTGCCATTATTGTATTGTGTTAAATCCATTTTTACCTCCTAAGAAAAATTTAACATTAATAAAATGTTACAAAGGATCATATTCCTCGTAACTGTTTGCTCGATCTACTTCTTCTTCAAGTGCATCAACAATGTCTGCCAAGACTTTGTTAGCACCCAACGGGAGAATAAAATCATCATCTCCGTTTATGTCCTTGACCTCCTGAACCAAGATTTTAGCTTTCGTTAGTAAGTAAATTGCTTTTTCGTGCTGTGTACTCATTTTGCCGAAATTAATTTACCAATGTTTGTCCAAGTTTTTTCTGCTCGTTCAATAAAGTCATCGCCTTCTTCAACCATTTCAATAGTTTCTGGAAGTCCATATCTATTCTTAGCAACACAGCTTGGATTTTCTGTCGTAACTAAAATTCTATTTGTCTGAACAGTTTTACTTGTCATACCTTTTGCACCTTGCACTTTGACTGTACCCTTCTTGTAATTTAAGAATAAACACATATCGCAAGTCTCTAAAACTAAAGCTGAAGCGTCTTTATGTAACTTCATCTCATGCCTATCGTATGGCTCAGTTAATGGATCGTGAAATGTTTTAATTTGATTATGAGCAATCATAATAACTCTCATACCTTTGTCATTTCGCAATCGTTGAACTGCATCAAGGAACTCTCTAAAATATTTCATAGCTTCTTTATAACCACGACCATAACCAAAAGACTCTAAACTAGGTTGCTTATGCACCTCACAAGTCTTTGCATGGATTAATGGTTCTAAGTGATCTAAAGAATCTATAACTAATGTATCAAAAGTTCCTTTATCTAATTTATAAACATCCCTAAGTTTGTCCATAAAGTCATCATACGTTTTAATTAAACCACTATGAGGTATCTTTCTGTTATTAGTCAAAATACCAAGACCATCTTCTGTTTGTAAAACAACTGGATTTTTACTGCCTACTGCTAAAGTAGTTTTACCCAGACCGCTTGGCCCATAGATAATCGTAATAGCTGGTTTTAATTTACTCTTTTGTTGTATCCACTCTAAAGACATTATTTAACCTCTTTAGTTACAGTTTCTACAACTGGCTCTACGCTTTTATGTAGTTCATTGCTAAATTGTTTAGCCCACTCTCTTTCTTTACCTAATTGGAAAGTTGCCTTTCTAATAGTTTTCTCTAAAGCAAAAATATCTTCGTTTGTTAAACTAAGTTTTTCTAAAGTCTCCTTGCTTTCATCAGACATTTCATCGACAACATATTCTTTTTCATCAAGAACGATCACCTGTCTTTGCGGTTCAGGATTAATTTTACTTATCAAGACATCTAGCTTATCTCGTAATGCTTCAACTTGAAGCGTTAGTTTTTTTACTTCGTCACTCATTTGTTTCCTCCTTTTGATTAAATGTTTGACATTCAGATTTGTAAGCACAAAACTTACACCAAGTACCAGCATTGAAACTTGGCTCTTCTCCAAGCGCTTCATCACAAGCTGGTTTTAGAATATTGAAACCCCAATCAACAAGATCGATAGCTTGAATATCCCAAGTTCTTATTTGCCCGTCTTTATGAAAGGCTCTTTTGTTAGGTTGAATTATTGTTAATTCTAAAACTGTATCTTCGTTTCCATATCTGCTTAGAGCTGCAAGTGCATACGTCATTAACTGCTCATTAAATCTTACATCTACTGGCCATGCACCAGACTTTAAATCTGCTACTACCATTCTATTGCCTTCGCCTAGAATGATTGCATCAGCTGTACCCCAAAGCTCATCATGTATTTCGTTAGCGTAAACTTTTTCTTCTATTAATAACTTCCCGTTTAGTTCTTCAGTTCTTTTATTAATGTAGTCCACATAGATTTCAGCCATAGCAATATCATCTTTTTCTATTTCAAAACTAAAACCATCAACTGTTTGTGTTTGTCCTAAATAGTAATCAGATAAAGTTATGCCCTCTAATCTTTTCTTTAATAATGCCTCTACCATTTCGTGAATTGCTGTACCTCTACTTGCTGCTAAACTTCCTGTTCGTTCAGCTTCAGCATTTGGTCTGGCTGATGCTGGACATCTAATTATTCTGCTAATGCTACTCGGTGATAGTATTGCGTGTGCCAATGTTATGCTCCTCTCTTACAATCGCTGACCATAGTTCTGGCGATACGATTGATGCGATATTAAAATCTTCAATGGGAAATAAATTCTTTTCGTAGGAGTAAGGGCATGGGATAGCTACTTTCCAATCTGCTCTATCCTGTCTAAACCAAAGACATGGTAATAGATTTACTTTTAATGCTTGTCTTACTGTTTGATCCCACCAGTTTTTTATGTCCGCTTGTGTTATTGCTTTTCTTCGCTTGACTTCTATAGCGTAGCCGGGACAGTTAAGTAGATCATGTCCACCACCAAAGGTTTGTGCATAATTAACTTCTAACTGAATACCAAGTAAGTCATTAACTTCATTAATCACTTCTCGTTCCCCACGTCTGCCTTTTGATCTAGCGTTGACCAAACTATTCTCCTACTTGTTGGCTTTCTTCGTACTTCTTGATTGCTTCGTATTTGTAACGAACTTGTCCACCAATTTTTATGTAGGTTGGGCCATCTCCTTTTGCTCTCCAGTTTTCTAAAGTGCGAGGAGACATTCCCCATCTTTCAGCAAGTTCTTCTTGATTGTAAAATATTTTTTCTTCCATGTTATTACCTATTACTTCGTTATTGTGTTATTCTACTCGAAGTAAATTTAATAAAGCAAGTAACTGAACAAAAAATCTATAAATAAAATTTAGAAAAAAAATTCAGAAAAAAAGTCCAGAAAAAATTTACAGAAAATTTATCAATAATATTTATTAATTTTTATGGAGGTAGAGATGAGTATAGATAAAGTATCACAAGAGGAATGGGATAGAGTGACAACAATAAAAAAAGACATGGTAAATAAACCACCACACTATCAAGGCAAAATAGAATGTATTGATTTAATAAAAGATAGAGTTGGTGCTAGTAACTTTCCAGCTTACTTAGAGGGCAACATCTGGAAGTATCTCTACAGACATAAAGACAAAGATGCAAACATCCAAGATTTACAAAAAGCTAAATGGTATATGGATGCATTAATTAAACATTACGAAGAACTTTAATTAGACATCATTATCTTCTGCATATAGTTTCCGACATTCTGCATCTCTTCGGTTGCTATATGCTCTCTAGTTTTACGATAACGTTCAGTAGCTTTAATACTTTTATGTCCCATAAGAGTCTTAACATCTTCTAGTTTCATTCTCTCCCCAGCCATAGTACCAAAGTTATGTCTTAGATCATGTAGCGTTACATCTGGACACCCAGCTGCTTTTCTAATCTTATCCCACATACGGAATGGATACTTAACACCAAGTATTGTTTCTCCTGTCTTTTCGCATGAATTAATAATAGCCATAGCTTGACTGTTTAAATGTATGATTCTAGGTTTACCTTGATAGTCTGTTTTATGTTCTTGTAAGACTAGCTTATTACCATCTAAATCTGACCACTTTGCAGCTCCGATTTCACTAGCACATCTACCACCAGTCAAGATACATAGTCTTATATACTTGATTGCGTTCAAGTGTCTTTCATGTGTTTGTGACTCTATAATATTTAATTGTTTGTTTATCTCAGCAAACTCTTGATCTGTTAAAGGCCTATGACGTTCTAGCTCTGGATTCTTTTTTACATATTTAGCTGGATTATATTTAACCAAAGATAATCTAATGCTGTGTTCAAACACAGAACTGATAAGCTGAACTACTCTATTAGCTTGATACTTGGCTCTCTTGCTAATCTTAATGTGTAATTTAGTAATATCCCCTGTCTCAATATCTTCTAGTTTAGATTTACCAAGTGTATTTCTAACATCTTTATCCCACATTCTTTTTGGCTCTCCGTCTATCTCGCCATCTTTTAAATGCACACACTTCTTATTGTTATCAAATAAATCTTTTAACTTTAGTTCAAAAGCATCATTTAATGTTATTGCTTCTACATCTGCTTTTTTAACTGCTAGTGGATCAATACCAGATGCTACTTCACCTAGTTTTTGTCTTGCTATATTTCTAGCTACATTGATTGGTATATCTTTATTAGCTATCTTCATCTCTTTACGCTTACGATTCATGCGATAGTAAACATAATATCCTGTTGGATAGATGCGTAATCCATTTACTTGTTTATCGGTTGTATATCTTGTTGCCATTTACCCTCCATCTGTCACCCATCTGTCAAGATTCATCGAAAAGATGAGTAGCGTTGTTACCTATGAAGTAAATTATACTTTAAGATTTGTAAAGAAAACAAGGAAAATTAGTGATAAAAAGTAATGATAAGAAATGATGTGATGTTAGTGTATTCATCTGCGCTACCAGACTGCGCTACTCCCCGAACTGTTAAAAACTAGCTGTTTACCGCCATTTCTGGAAGAGGTATATCATGGACTGATATGCCTATCTGTCGCCCATCTGTCAATGTCATGGACTCCATAGCATCCTTGAAACTTTGGATTGAATCAACTGTTTTCATAACGTGGTCGTGTACAGAATATTGAAGATATTTGCAATTATTAAAAGGTAAGAAAAAGACATTTTGGTATTTAAGATTAACCAAAGCAAAGACATCTATTGTATTGTCTTGATATTTACGAGTCTTGCTATGTGATCCTTTGCGTAGATCAAACCGCCAACTTATTCTGCCTTTTTCTATATGAGTTACTGTTTTGACTTGGCAACGATACATTTGGTTATCGTATTCATAGATTATATCAGCA